AGAGGCAATCCTGATGGCCCTCAGAGCAAAGGCGGCAAAGGGCGATGTACGGGCCGCCGAACTACTTCTTGACCGAGCGTATGGCAAGCCTAAGCAAGATGTGGACCTTTCCGGCAGCATGGTAACGGTCATCAAACCAAAGCCGATTGCAGACTCTTGACCTCTCAGACCCGGCACTGTGGCAACACAAATACCTGCCCGCAGTAATCAATCCCAACACCTTCAATATCCTTTGGGGCGGAAGCGGTTCTGGTAAAAGCCAATCCATGATTCAGCATTTTTTGGCTGAAATCTGCAATCACTCCGAAAACCAATATCAGACCTTCTTTGTCATCCGGAAGGTAGCCGCAACGCTGCGGAACTCAGTCTTTGCCGATTTCAAAAACAAAATAAACGAGTGGGGTATAAACCACTTTCTGCAGGTCAAACCCGGTTACTTGGAGATTCATTCAGGGACCAACAAGATAGTTTTCCTCGGCTGCGATGACCCGGAGAAGCTGAAATCACTCTCACAGGCGAAATACATTTGGATTGAAGAAGCGACCGAACTTTTTCTGGATGACTTTACCCAGATAACCCTTCGATTGCGTGGAAAGTCCAATCACCAAAAGCGGTTCTTCCTAACTTTTAACCCGGTATCTGATACCCACTGGATAAAGAAGCGGTTCTTTGACGAGGTACCGGAAGCAGAGCAGGACCAAATCTTGCGACTGCATGGCACCTACCGGGATGCCTTGAGCTTTCTGGATGCCAATTACATTACCCGCATGGAAGCCCTTCGGGAAGTGAATGAAACGATGTACGAGATTTATGCTCTCGGCCACTGGGGTATCTGGGATAAAGAAAAGCTATTTGCCAAAGAGTTTGATGAGACGGTTCATGTCTTCCGGGGCGCAATCAAAGCCAAACCCGGGATGCCGCTTTATTTGTCCTTTGATTTCAACTCTGCCAATGGCGGAAACACCTGCCTTGTAGCACAGCACACGATTAACGCACCGAAGGACCGCTACTATTGCAATGTCCATGTGCTGAAGGTTTACCGGATGCACGATTTGGAAGCGATGTGCCAAACCATATTGGCCGAATATCCGGGATTCGAATACCACATAAACGGCGACCGAAGCGGAAAAAATGCGAATGAGGCGACAAGTGATAACAAGTCCAATTATCAACTGATTGCCAATTACCTGCACCTCGACCCGACCTATCAAATGCACATTCCCAATGCCAACCCACGCTACATTTCAAGTCGTCTTCATACCAATCTGGTTTTCAAACACGGCAAGGTTCTACTCTCCTTACACGACCACAACGAGGGCTTATTTGCCGCTACTTTTATGCCTGAATTGATTGCTGACCTGAAAGCGGCCCGGATAAACAATGATGGAAGTCTGGATGCTTGGAAAAAGGAAAATCCACAAATCGGCCACTGTCTGGATGCCTTGCGGTATTACCTGACTACCAACTTTTACCAGATAGTTGCGGAATATGGGCTGCAAGAATTTGGCGACAAAATTGCGAAAAGTAGTAACTTTGCCCCATGAGTTGCTGTAAGAACATCCTGAAAGTCTGCACCCTGCTGCCGGATTGCATGGAGGGATTATTCATCCATGTACCGCCTGCCTATTCTGAGGCTGAGATAACCATTCAGATAACCAACGGTAAGGGCCAAAAGATAACGCTAACCGAAGCCCCAGTTTCAGGTCAGGTTGTCATCCTTACCCAAGACTACGATGCCGGATTTTTTAATCCATACGGCGGCTTATACCAACTGCAATACTTTAGTCCTTCCGGCCAACTGGTAACATTTGAGCAGGGCGGAAAGACTTATGATACTATCAGCTTTGAGATTGGCGAATTTGATTCGACAACCGGAGAGCTGAATCCGTTTTTGTAGTGATTCGATAAAAATGGACTGAAAGCCACTTGGAAATTTCAAGTGGTTTTTTTCTTACCTTTGCAAACATGAAGTTCAAATGTAACTGCGGCACAAAGCGGCCAAAAGGACCAAGGGGCGGCAGGCGATGATTGTCAGTGCAATATCGACCGCTTTTTTTTGCTGGTTCTTTGCCTATTGTCTGGACGAGGTGCCATACCTGCATTGGTACGGCAATCTGATTGACCGGCTGCCATACCGGTTGAATAAACCATTAGGCCGCTGTCCTTTCTGTATGGCTCCGTGGCTCTACATTCTTTTCCTCTTAACTCCAAGTGATGCAAACATTATTCAACCTCTTTGGCAGGTCTGCTTCGGCTTCGGCTGGGTCTATGCCGGAAACGAAGCCTTTGCCCGATACATCTACCGAGGCGAGTAAAGCCTACGCTGGTGCAGCTCCAGCGGAATGGCGGGATAAAATCGAGTATGCTTTTACTTCCGGCGGGCGCAACTATTACCGCTTCATTTCTGAGCCATACATTCCTTACACCAGAGCAAATGCAGCTCTGGATATTTATGAGGAGTTAGAATGGGGTATCAGTCCGGCAATATTGCAGAAGCACATGGCGGCGGTGGATGCGGTCCTGATGGATAGCAAGATAAAGACCAAAGAAGCACTCCTGACCAAATTGGCGGTGCTGAATAGCCACCTGAAAGAGCGGTTTGGTTTGGCCACCAATCTAACCCTCAGAATGAAGTTGGCAACCGTATTGTACTTTGATGAAACCGAGGATATTACTACCTACAACTATCAATACGGCGTTTCAAAGGCAAAGCACTGGGCCGAAAGCCACGATATCCCAGATTTTTTTTTGAATCTGCCAATATTAAACTTTCTGCCCTCTTTGCAAGATTGGGAGCAGAATTTGGCAACTCTTATGCGATCCGAGGCAATAAAGGCAATCCACCATCTGGAAGTAGTTACTATGCTGAATACACCCGGCGAAATAAATCCAGAATTGCAGAACTTGTTAGAATCACAAAAGGCTCTATTCGAGATTATCAGGAATTGGAAGTGATGGGTATCTGGAAGCACAATGTGGTTAAAGAAGAACTGATCCGGCTGCACAAGGCTGGAAGGTAGCGGGCCGCAGGTTGCCTGCCCGCAAGTTGCCTGCCGCAGGTCGCCGGAAATCCTTATCTTTGGCGCACTATGGCAACGATAAGCACAAACGACATTGTAGTCAATTATAAGCTCGGGGATGTCTCCGGGCTGGCCCAACTTGAAGGCAAGTTATCCAACCTGACCAAAGATGAGCAGGCTGCACTTGCTGAAGCCAAAAGGCTGACGGCTCAATTCCAAAAGATGGGCAACGAAGGCAAGGCCGGGGCTGAAAAGGTCAGTCAGGGATTGAGCAGCGCAAATTCTGGCATGAACCAGATGTCTGGAGTGGTTGGGAAACTTGGTCCACTAATTGCCGGGGCTTTTTCCGCAACTGCAATCATAAACTTTGGAAAGGCTGCATTAGAAGTAACCGGAAAGTTTCAAACCTTAAGTGCTGTCCTAAAAAACACGCTTGGCTCTGATAGTGCTGCACAAGGGGCGTTGGTGCGGATTCAAGAATTGGCATCAAAGACGCCATTTTCCGTTGAAGAATTAACGAGGTCTTTTGTAAAACTTGCAAATCAGGGTTTTCAGCCGACTAATGCTCAGATTGTTAAGTTGGGAGACCTTGCATCTTCTACCGGGAAAAACTTTGACCAATTAGCAGAGGCCATTATTGATGCTCAGGTTGGTGAATTTGAGCGATTAAAGGAATTTGGAATCCGGGCGCAAAAGCAGGGGGATGAAGTTAAATTTACTTTTAAAGGCGTTGAAACCACCGTTAAGAACACGAACACGGCGATAAGAGATTACATTGTCTCCCTTGGAGATGTTACCGGGGTAACTGGCGCAATGAAGGCTCAGTCTGATACATTAGAGGGGTCAATTAGCAATCTGGGAGATGCTTGGGATTTATTTCTGAATGCAGTGGGTAACAATCTTGCCCCGATTTACAAAAAGTCAATTCAGGTTACCGCTGCCTTTTTGGTCGAACTTAAAAATCTGTTTCAAAGCGAAGAATCGAAATTGCAGGAGCGACAAGGTACCAGTTACAATATTTATGTCAAGCAACTTGAATCGGCCTCAGATACAGCCATTAAAAATGCGCAGATAAATTCAAGCAAGAGGCTGGAAATAGTCAAAAAAGAAACTATTGAATTGCAAAAGGAAGCGGATAAAACGGAAGCGGCCTATGCAATTGCTATGTCAAGAACTCAAGATGAAAAAGGCGGCGGCTTTGCAATTCGACAAAAGAGGGAAATGGAAGCTGCCAAAGTCGCTTTATCGGAATCTAAAAAGATTCAGACTGATTTGGAAGCAATGAATCAGGCAGCGATGGATGTAGAAAAGAAAAGGTCTGAAGAAAGGAAAAAATCAGAAGAACAATCGCTAACCAATAGTGCGGAAAATTTAAAAAGACTAAAGCAGGAGTACGATGCCAAAGTCAAACTGATTGAGATTCAAAAGCAATATGAAGTCTTACTGAAATCAGTAGAGGGCAATGTTCCCGAACCACAAGCCAAACTTGGTGCCGAAGTAAACTACTTGAAAAGTCTGGAATCGTTACAAAGGGAGTATGCGGCCAAAGGGGTGGCAATCGATAAAACAGAAATAGAGATTACCAAACTGAATCGGCAAAAGGCAAATGATGACTTGATTGCAGAGGAAAACAATTTTCAACTGCAAATGAAAGAAGTAATGGACAAAAACCGGAATGACGAGGATGAAAAACGCAAGGCTTCTAATGATGCTCGCATAAAGGCCGCAAAAGAGGCCGCAGATGCTGAACTTGCAGCTGAAAAGAAGTTGCAGGAAGAAAAGCAGAAAGCCCGGGAAGAAGCAGAGCGCATGGCTATTGATTTGGCCCAAATGACTGTAAACTCAATATTCAACCTGCAATCTCAGTATGCTGCCAATGACCTTGCCCGAAAGCAGCGGCAATTCGATGAAGAAATCAGGCTGGCAGACGGCAATGTGCAGAAAATCACTGAGATTGAGGAAAAGCGCAGGGCAGCCGAAAGAGAGGCTCGGCTAAAGCAATTCAAAGCTGACCAAATGCAGGCGATTGCCAATGTGATATTCAACACAGCCCCGATAATTGCCAAGTATGCCGCCGGAGTTGTAACGGCACCGCTAGCCACTATTGCCGCTGCATCCGCTGCCTTGCAGATTGGCTTCATCCTTGCCCAACCAGTTCCTGAATTTGCAAAAGGG